GGACTCATAGCTTCACTATGTCTTCTAGTAGTTTAACAGATTCTACATCATATTTTGGTTTCCGTTCTAATGATGCTCATAATGGAACTTTAGTTATAAGAGATATATCTATTCAAAAAATAGGTAACAATGGGAACAATCATGGACAGATATATTCAGGCAGAGCATTAGAGTTTGATGGTACTAGTGATTATTTAGATACAGGAATGGCTTTTAGTGAGACAAATTGCACTGTCGCTGTATGGGCTTATATAGATGATTTAGGGGCAACTGCAGATATAATATGTGCAAGAGATAGTGATGATGAAGGGGTTTTAATTAGAGCTAATTCAGTTGAACAAATTTTATTTAAAGTTGGAGATGGAAGCACAACAAATATAATAACATCATCTAAAAGTTATAAAAATACTTGGATAAGAATTGTAGGTACATATGATGGTTCAACTCAAAGATTATATATCAATGGAGTGGAAGATGGTTCAGCCTCTATATCTATAACGATACCATCTGTTACAAGTAATGTATTTATTGGTGCAAGGTCTTTTACATCTCAAACAAATATATTTTCTGGTAAATTGTCTGATGTTCAATTATGGAATGCAACTTGGAGCGCATCTGATGCATTATATGATTACCTTAATCCTGAATCTTTAGCATTAAATAATGGTGGCACTTCACTTACAGAGTATAATTTAAAGCTTTGGTATCCAATGCAAGATGGACATAGAGGAACTTCTACTCAAGTAGTTGATGGAACTAATGTTGCTTCTTATATATTTGATGGAGCCAATACAGGGTTAGGCCCAGAATTATATACTACAGCTAATATTTTAAGTACTACAAATGAAACTAATGCTATGACTGGGATTACGGTAAAAGAAGGTGGTCAAACAGTATCTGGCACTATTATCTCTGATACGTTTACTGGTAATTATGCTTTAGATTTAAATTGCACTGAAAACGAAGATGGATTTTATATTGATTTAAATGATTATTGTATAGATGGAAAACAATATGCTATTAAAGTTATAGCAAAATCTGGAGATGCAAGTCTAAAAGGAGGTTTTTTTAGAATTGCTGATGGGACTAATCTTTCAAGTACTAATGCTGTTCCTGATTATAAATCTTATGTTAATTCTGAAACTCATACAGACTATCAAACATATACAATATATTTTACTCATCAAACAGATGGTTCTGCGTCTGATAACCCTGCAACTCTTACAAGATATTTTGGGTTTAGAGAAACAAGTGCACAAAACACTGTACGTTTAATTGTAGATAGTATTTCAATAAGAGCTATAGGTGAAAAACATAATGCAACTACTGAGTTTTTAGGTGAAGATTTGTTTGATGCTAATGTTGGAGATTATAGTGATAGTACAGGAGCATGGGTTGCTGAAACAGGAAATTCTGTAGATAATAATGATTCAGCTTTACGGATAACATATGGTGGTAACGATGATGGTGCTAGATTAAATTTAGATGATGATGCTGATTTAAAAGAAGATTTAGTTATAGGAAGAACGTATGAACTTGCATTTGAATATAAAATTACAGCATCAGCTTCTAACGTACTCATGCAAATCAACAAAGGTAATACTTCTTTTGAAAATATTCAATTAAACCACCAGACAAGCTTTACAGCAAAAACAAAAAAATTTGTATGTTTAGGAGCTACCCCATCAATAAAATTTAACAATCTGGATACAGGAGATGTTCTCCATCTTAAAAACTTTACATTAAAAGAAGTAGGTATAGCTACAGGTTGGACAGAAGCAGATAAACAGCCAGATATACCTCAAACAGCTTTGCAATCCTATAATCAATTAGTTTTTTACGATGGAAATGATAATTATCATCAAACTTCTTCTGATATAACTCTTGGAGACAATACTTCAATTTCATTTTGGGCATATATAAATGAAGGTTCAACAAGCGATTCTTTTGGTTTAATAAGAGCAGGAACATATGGAGACCAAAATTTTAGAATTATAGCTCAAACAGACCAAATTGTTGTTGCAACTTTTAATGAAGATGAATCGACTACAACAGAAACTCATAATTTTAGTACGACTGTTGAATTAGGCAAGTGGCATCATATAGCAGCTTATATACCAAGACAAGCTGGTGATTCTGTTATTTTATATCATAACGGTGTAAAATTAACAACTGATACAATGGCAAGAGATATGAAAGTTGAAGCTCATAATTGGAGAATAGGATTAGCTTTTGGAATAACACATCAATATCTTCAAGGGGCTATAACAGAAATTAGTTATTTTAATGCACAATTAACTGACAAAGAATTTTGGGAATTATATAATGATAGGAAACCTTTAAATGCACTAAACCATTCTAAAGCAAGTCAATTAGTTCATTATTGGAGAAATGAAGGCATTGGTGATTGGAGTGATAATAAGGGTAGTAATACTTTAAATGCTTATGGTTCTCCAGAGGAAACTCTATTGCTCCCAGCAGGAGTAGATGCTTCTAGAGATACTCAAGGTTTAATAATGAATCGTCAAAAAACTACTAACACATTAAACTTACCTATAATTGGTTTTCATTCTGGAGGTAATATACTAGGTTCTAGTGATATAGAAGTTCCTAGCAATACTATTACAGATTATACTTCTACAGATTTTTCTTTTGATTGTTGGATTAACTCTGCAATAACAGGCGAAGCAATGTTTATTGCTACTCATCAAGAAGCTACTAATACTGGAGAAGGATGGCATTTAAGGCGGACTAGTGCAAATACACTTAACTTTACAGTACATGACCATGATGGTGATGGTGTGACAACTGGAGCTAATGCAACACTTTCAGCTAACAGATGGTATCATGTTGTATGTTGTTGGGATTCTTCTGCTAGTAAAAAATTATTATATATTGATGGAGAATTAAAGCAAATTGAAACAGGTTCAAACATAGGAACAATAACTCCTGACGCAACTTTGCATATAGGGAATAGAAGAGATAATACAAGTCAAGAATGGGTAGGTAATATTGATGATGTTAAAATTTACAATAGATTGCTTTCAGATGGAGGTGTTTCTTCTGGTGTTTCCGATAGCAATAACTTATCTTTAGCCGCAGGTGGAGAAATTAAAAGAAATTATAACGCAGGTAAAAGGAGTCATAGATAATGGCACATTATGAAATGTATTTTTGTTTACCTAGCAGTGCATATGATAGTGCTGTTGGGACTAAAATTAAAGAACTATATCCAATAGTAGAATCAGTAGCAGAAGATGGCACTGTAACATATAAAACAGCTCCTACATGGCATGATATAATCTTTGCAGGTAAAGTAGGCGCTCCACGATATTCACATGATAGAGCATATTGCATTATTAAAGGTGAGTGGTCTATGATGAATGGTGTATTATCAGAATTAGTAGCACTAGGTTCAGGCGTTGCATATCCAAACTTTAGTGTATTAACCAAGTCTGAAGCTCAGGCATTAGCAAGTAGTTCAACCTTTACAGGAGAATAATGGCAAAAAAAAGCACAGTAAATAAAGCAGGTAATTATACAAAACCAGGAATGCGCAAGCGTTTATTTCAAAGTATAAAAGCTGGTTCTAAAGGTGGGCCTCCAGGAGTATGGTCAGCTCGTAAAGCGCAGCTTCTTGCTAAACGATATAAGTCATCTGGTGGTGGGTATAAGAAAGATGGTGGTATAGTTAGACCTAAATATGCTAGTGGAGGTAAAACAGAATCTCAAAGGTCTCTTGACCAATGGACATCAGAAGAGTGGGATAATGTTTCAGGTAAAAAAGGAGATAGATATCTCCCTAAAAAAGTTCGTGAAGGAATGAGTTCAGGACAAAAAGCTGCAGAGAATAGAAAGAAAAGAAAAGCTACTAAATCTGGTAAAGTGAAGGCTAAATATTCAGATAGTTTAAAAAAGAGTATGCGCAGCAAAGGCGTATATTTAAAAGGCGGGAAATTAGAAGGCCCATCGCATAAAGAAGGTGGTATTCCTATAGAGGTAGAAGGTGGTGAATATATTATTAAAAAGGATTCGGTAAATGATAAAACATTGCCTATATTACAAGAGATAAATAACACAGGTCAATACACAGGTGCTGATAAAAATTACGACTTTCCTGTTTTTGACGCTAGAGAAAGGTCAGAAAAAAAATGAAAAAAGATGATATGATGAAAAACGTAAAAAAATATGCAGCTGGCGGAATGACTGATGGCAGAGAAAGAAGTGAACAGATGTATGCAGGTGGCGGTAAAACAGGTTATAATAAAATTGGAATGATGAAGCATGGCGGCATGTATGGTGAGAAAAAGATGATGCATGGTGGTGTTATGATGGAAGATAAAAAAATGATGGGTCATGGTGGTAAGATGAAAGATAAGATGATGTATAAACATGGTGGTAAAACTATGAAACCAGTTGATTCATCTAAAAATCCAGGTCTTGCAAAATTGCCAAAAGAAGTTAGAAATAAAATGGGATATATGAAACATGGTGGCAGTGCTGCTAAAATGAAAGCCCATTCAAAAGGCCATTCTAAGGCTCATATGGACTCAATGAAGAAAGATATGCACAAAGGTGATAGTTTTGGTGCAGCTCATAAAAAAGCTATGAAAAAGGTAGGAAAATAAATATGGCTAGTAGATATTGGAAAAGAAATGACAAAGGAGAACTTGTAGAGTTTTTTCCTAATCAAACAAGTTTTGCAGATGGCCCTGTTAGTAATCATGTAAATATGAGAAAGACTTGGAGTGGTACAACTAAAATAGAATTTAGTCAAACCACTATGGACCAAGATATAGCAGATAGGAATAGAGGTTAATGGCGACATTTAACGCACAAATAAATGATTTAGTTGGCACATTTACTGATACGGCAGCAATAACTCAATTTTTAAGAGATGGTGTTAGACAACTAGTAAACGTACTTCCTTCTGATAGACTAAATGATATATTGACTGTTCAAGAATTAGATGATGACCCTACTACATTTTCTCTTAATGATAGTGACAATAATGCTAGAGGAAATATTATAAGCGTATCAAGACAAAATGTAAATGGTATTAAGCAATTGTGTCGTCAAATTCCAATATCTTTAGTTTCTAGAGCTTCTGACCCAGAAGATTTAATGTTTATTTCTGCAACAGACCCTGCTTACTATATAAGTGGAGGAGTTCTTAATGTACTTCCAACGCCTACTGCATCTCAAAAAGCAGAAGTTGTTTTTGTTCCTTTAACTGCAGTATCTCATAGTGATGAAGAAATAAATGGATTTCCTAATGATTTAGAATATATTGTTGTATTATATGCAGCAATAAAATGCGCACAGTCATTACTTGCAACAGAAGAAGATGATGAGCTTTATGTGCCTATTATAACGACCTTAAAGCAGGATTATGCGCAAGCTTTAAATCTTTTAGGGGTAGGGGCTCAAGCACCAAGAGGAACAGGCCAGAAACGTCGTAATCCATTTGAAGCGTTAGAGAATATTCAACAAGGTGGTGAAGAATGAAAGTAAAAGATTTAATACAGCAAGTAGAATATCTTATGGGTAGACAACCAGAAAGATATATGATGCAGTTAATTAACGATGGATTGATGGATATGTCAGGGAAGATACAGCATCATACTGCACAGAAAAAACAAAATTTAAATTCAAAACAAAGGTGGTATCCTTTAGATGACAATGTTATCGATATCACAAGAGTAGAAATTTTAGATACAGATAATAGATATGTGATGATACCTAAGTTGGCTGACCCACATAAATTATTAAAAGACGATTCAGATGATTCATCTGATTCATTAACATAGGAGTAAAAAATGGCAAGTACAGTGACAGCCTCAACAATGACAGTTACAATATCTGAGTCTATTACATTAAATGGAAAAAATCAAGGTGGGACAAATACTGTTAGTATTGAAAGTATTTCTGATATATTTCAAAGAATAGTTAGTTGTCCAGCAAGTCAAACTACTACAATAGCAACTTTTAATGCAGATGTACATGGTGCTGCTGGAGCTATTGATATTGAAAATAGCAAGTATATAAGGATTACAAACTTAGATGACGCTAATGCTGTTGAAATAGCTATAGTTGGCGCAGCAACACTTTATCAGGTAAAATTAGCTGCAGGTCAAAGCCATATACTTGGTAGTGCTGATGATTTAATGCTATCAGAAGCAGATGTATCACCTAGCTTTGGCACAATGGCTGATTTAGCAAGTATACAAGTAAGACCTAATGGTAGTGCTGTTGATGTTCAAATTTTTATAGCATCAACATAGGAGAATAAATGGCTAAGAGAGATTTTCCAAATGATTATTTTGCATGGTATAATGACGATGATAGATTAGGTGTATTGTGCCAAGTAGTATCAAATGACGTAAGCGATACTACGCAAACAGTTCAAGATAAATATGATACATATACAGGCACTAGTGTAACAAATGGCCTTAGAATACATTTTCATGCAAAGTATGGTCAAGTATCACAATTAACAGATGATTTAAGAACTGATTCTGGTGTAGATACATCTTTGCATCCAGCAATTATAGATTATGTTAAATCAAGATTGCTTGAAGATATGGGAGATTTACAGCGAGCAGCATACTATAAATCAAAGTATGAGCGTACGATTAAACAATATCCACATAGAAAAAGTGGCATTAGGGTATTATCAGTACCAAAATTATAAAACAGGGGATACGATGTCTAATAAAGATAAGTTAGCTAGTGTGTATAAAGAGCTAGAAGATGTGATAAGCAAGCGACAGTCTTTGCAGTCAGAGATAAATGATATGACTACATTGGCAATAAAGCTACAAGGAGCTATTGAAGTTCTTGAAGAGCTTGAAAAAGAATCAGAAACAAAGGAGGAAGAATAGTGCTTGATACACTAAAGACTTCATGTTGTGGCTTAGGCGGCCTAGCTCTAACATTTATGGAAGCAATTCCAGATGTGCTTAGAGTACTAATCGCTGCGGTTACACTTGCCTATATGGTAGTGAAGTTACGCAAAGAAATGAAATAGATGGCTAGAAAGTCTAAAGGGGTGGTGAAACGTGCAATCGTCACCCCTGACAAACATTTTCCTTTG